GGACTTGAGATTAAAGGAAGCAATTTATGTAATGAAATTCATCTGCCCACAAATGAAGATAGGACGGCAGTATGTTGCCTTTCATCCGTCAATCTTGAACTCTTTGAGGAATGGGTGGAAACACCGATGATAGGTGATTTAATTACTATGTTAGATAATGTCCTAACACACTTTATTGATGATGCCCCTGAGCCTATCAAGAAAGCATCATACTCAGCACTTCGTGAACGTAGTCTAGGGTTGGGTGCAATGGGATTTCATTCATACCTACAATCAAAGAATATTCCTTGGGAATCTGCGCTGGCTGTAGGAAAGAATAAGAAGATGTTCTCATTAATTAAAGAACAAGCAGTAGAGACTACTAAAGCACTAGCTGATGTTAGAGGTGAGTATCTAGATGGTGCAGGTAGTGGTAGAAGAAACTCACACCTACTTGCAGTAGCACCTAACGCTAATAGTGGTATGATACTTGGTACTTCACCTTCTATTGAACCTCTTAAGTCTAATAGCTTTGTACATAAGACACGTATTGGTTCTCACTTGATTAAGAATAAACACCTTGAGAAGGTACTAGAGGAACACAGACTACGCTTAGGTAAGGATGAAGAGTGGCTAGACAGAGAATGGAGAAACATCAGCCATCACAACGGTAGTGTACAACAACTAGACTACCTTACTGAGTGGGAGAAGGATGTATTTAAGACTGCCTTTGAGCTAGACCAGCATTGGATAGTACAACACGCAGGTGATAGACAGGAGTATATCTGTCAAGGTCAGTCAGTGAATCTATTCTTCCCTGCTGGTAGTGATAAGAGTTATGTTAATGCAGTACACTTAGATGCTTGGAAGAAGAAGTTAAAAGGTTTATACTACTTACGTACTTCAGCTAACAACAGTGCAGAGAATGTAGGACAAAAGGTAGAGAGAATTAAATTAAAAGATTTTGTAGAAGGGGAGGATGACGAATGCTTAGCGTGTCAAGGTTAACAGAAGAGAGTAAAGTATTTAAACCATTCCAATTCCCTTGGGCTATGGAGATGGCAGAGAACCACGAGGACTTACATTGGACTGAGAAGGAAGTTAATCTTAGTGATGATGTTACTCAGTGGAAGGATGGTACTCTTAGTGGTACAGAGAAGAACCATATCACACAAATACTACGACTGTTTACTCAGAGTGATGTTGTTGTTGGTGGTAACTACTGTGATATGTTCATCCCCATCTTTAAGAATAACGAACTAAGGAATATGCTACTCAGCTTTGCAGCTAGAGAAGGTGTACACCAAAGAGCTTACGCATTGCTTAATGACACACTAGGTCTACACGAGAGTGAATACTCTATGTTCCTTGAGTATGATGCTATGGTAGATAAGGTAGAGTTTATGAAGGATGCTGACGTACATACTCAAGCAGGATTAGCTAAGGCAGTAGCTCTTAGTGTATTCAATGANGGTGTATCTTTGTTCAGCGCCTTTGTTATGCTACTTAACTATCAGCGTATGGGTAAGATGAAAGGTATGAACACTGTGGTTGAATGGTCAATCAGAGATGAGACAATGCACTGTGAAGGGATGTCCAGATTGTTTCGTGAGTTTTGTAATGAACATCCGAGGATTGTAAATGATGAATTTAAGAGAGATGTATATTCAATGGCGAGGAAAGTTGTTGAACTGGAAGATAAAGTTATTGACCTTGCCTACGAGGGTGGGGATATTGTGGGTCTTGACAAAGGTGAAGTTAAAACGTACATTCGCTATCTGGCGGACAGACGATTAATTCAAATGGGATTTAAGGGGAACTTTAAAGTTAAAGAGAACCCCTTACCTTGGGTAGAGGAGTTGACATCAGGTGATTCTATGTCTAACTTCTTTGAGAAAACTGTTACCGACTACTCAGCCGTTGGTATGACAGGTGATAGTTGGGGCTGGGACTAGGAGTAAGATATGGAAGATATATTAAAGATAATGAAAGATAACTGGAAAATTATAGCACTAGGAACATTCCTTGTTCTAGCTGTACTCTTTGGAGACAAAGCTAATGCTAACAGCAGAGACTTCCCAACAGTAGATACACACGCTAATGCAGCTCAGATGTCTGTACTACTAGAGAGTAATGGTGCTACTAGGGTAGTTAAGTTTCAGTGTAACGAGATTAGTGAGTGTGCTGAAAGATTAGCAGAGAGGATTAACACTAAAGGTTCTTGTAACCCACAAGTGAATAAAATCCTTATTGAGAAACTTTATATACCAGGAATGTAGATATGTTTGAGAAACCAATGAACCAAGACCTTAGTTCTAATGACTATGGTAACAGAGTACACAACAGAAGCAACGAACCTATGGAGACCAGAGGATTTACTCAGAGTACCTACACTAATCCAAGGAATAACTTAGAGAAATCTATGGAAGGTGAAGGCAAGGACAGTGATAGAACTACCAGAAGGGTTTGGAAGGGTGAGTAGAAAGGACTTATANNACAAAGCANTTGAGGACTCAGCAGTTTCGTGGTGTAACTTATACCNAGAAGAGAAGGCAAAGAGAGAAGCAATTGAGGAACGCTATAAACTACTCATACAAGAAATTAAACAACAAGGAAAACAAAGAGTAGTTGATGACCACGATAAGTTCCTAATGAATTATGCTAAAGGATGGGATAGATTATGAACCTAATTGATATGAAGAAAGAAGTAATAGGTCTTATGGAAAGTTACTTTGACCAGCTGATTGAGGAGAGGATGGATGTTGTAGGTCAGAACGGTAATGATGGTCTTCACTATATGGACTACGGTGCTGGACCTAGAGAGGTACATCATAAAGTTAACGAAGAAGAGTATTGGGCTAAACTAAAGGAGTTACCAGATGATATATGATTACAAATGTAACAAATGTGAACACAGATATGAGAGGAGCAACACCATACACAACCGCACTAAAGGAGGAAGGTGTCCAGAGTGTACAAGCAAAGACACTGTTAAGGTAATGTCAGCACCAGCGTTTAAAACAGCAGGTGGAGGGCATCTTCAACCTAACGGTGAAGGTAAAACTATCGTTTAAACTATCATATATATATAGAAGTTATGGAAAAATTACCAATTAACACATTAGACTTATTAGATAAGTTAGATGAACTCTATCCAGACCAAATGGTTACAGAAAATTTATCCGACTTTGAGTTAGGTAAAAAGGCAGGAGTAATAGAACTACTCCGATTATTGAAACAATTACGAGACACAGGAGAATAACTTATGGGCGGATTTTTAAGAGGTATTTTAGGTGTGAAACCTGCACCTAATACACCGACACCAGTAAAACCCCAAGCACCAATAGAAGAGGCTACATTTAAGCCAGGAACTGAAGGTGAGAAGAAAGCTAAGAAAGCATCAGCAATTAAAAAAGGTAAAGGAAGACTTGCTATTGCATTAAAAACTGGCACTAAGTCAGGAGTAAACAAAGGTTACTAGGAGTAATAAATGGAACAAGATACACAAACATTAAAATCGAGATGGGCGAAGCTAGAAGGAGACAAAACTTCAACTCTTGACCGTGCTCGTAACTGTGCATCCCTAACTATTCCATCATTGTTAACTAAACAAGGACATAGAGAACAAGAAGCTCTTGCTACTCCTTACCAATCGTTAGGAAGCAGAGCAGTTAATCATTTAGCAAGTAAACTACTACTTACTTTATTACCACCAAATGCTCCCTTCTTTAGGTTAATGCCTAATCAAGAAGATGTAGCAGAGTTAGAAGAAGAACAGAAAGCAGAACTAGAGTCTGCCTTATCTTCTTTTGAGCGTGATTTATATACATATATAGAAAAGAAAGCATATAGAGTACCTTTATTTGAAGCATTAAAACTTCTCATTGGTACTGGTAACGCACTACTACGACTAGAGGAAGAAGAACTAAGAGTCTACAACCTAGAAGAGTATGTGGTTAAGCGTAATGCTTTAGGTAAAGTAGTTGAGATTATTGTTAAAGAAACAGTACATCCTACTGATGTTCCTGAGTTAGATTTACAAGATGAGGAAACAGACTTATATACCTGTGCTAAGATTACTGAGACAGGTAGTTATTCTATTTACCAAGAAGTAAATGGTATTACTGTTCCTGGTTCTGAAGGTGAAGTAAAGGCAGAAGACCTACCTTTCTTATCACTAAGATGGACTGCTATTAATGGTGAGCATTATGGTAGAGGTTTAGTAGAGCAGTATTTAGGTGACTTACGAAGCTTAGAGGCACTCTCTCAATCTATGGTAGAAGGTGCAGCAGCATCATCTAAGATTGTATTTATGGTAGACCCTACTGGTACTACTAGAGCTAGAGACTTATCTAAAGCTTCTTCAGGTGACTTCATACAAGGTAAGATGAATGATGTTACTACTTTACAAGTCAACAAAGCGAATGATATGCAGATACCTTATCAGCTATCACAAGAAATTCAGAACAGACTTGCTAGTGCTTTCTTATTAACACAAGGAGCTACTCGTAATGCTGAACGTGTTACTGCTGAAGAGATTAGATTAGTAGCAGGGGAGTTAGAGGATGCCTTAGGTGGTATTTACTCTATTCTTTCACAAGAACTACAACTACCTCTAGTTAAGATTATCTTTAAGAACACTAGTATTAATCTACCTGAAGGTTTAGTAGAACCAGTTATTGTTACTGGCTTAGAAGCATTAGGAAGAGGACACGACTATAATAAACTAGTTATGTTTGCACAGACATTACAGCAACTACTAGGACCTGAGATATTTGCTCAGAATACTAACGTAGGTGCTGTGATTGATAGAGTTGCTACTTCTCTTGGTTTGGATACAGATGGTTTAGTTAAGAACCAACAAGAAATACAAGCAGAGCAAGAAGAAGCGATGATGATGCAAGCAGGACAACAGGGCTTAGACCAAGCTGCAATAGCAGCAGGACAAGGTCTAGGCGAACAACTTTAAACAACATAGGAGACTACTATGGGTATGGAAATAGAAGCAAACCAAACAGAAACACCAGAACTAAGTGAACACGAACAAGCAATGGTAGATGTTGCTGAAGGCAATGAAGCTAAAGCTCAAGAAGAAGTAAAAACTGATGAAGAGAAGCTACTTGCTGGTAAATATAAAAGTGTAGAAGACTTAGAAAAAGCATATGGTGAATTACAATCAAAGTTGGGTAAGCCAACAGAAGAAAAAGTAGAAGAGAAAGTAGAAGAAGTTACTACTAATGATGAAGCTAAGGAAACTGTAGAAGCTAAAGGCTTAGACTTTGATAGTATTTATAATGAATTTGTAGATAAAGGCGAATTAACTACGGAGACCTATGACTCGTTAGAGAAATCAGGTTTATCTAAAGAAGTCGTTGATAACTACATTAAAGGGCAGGAAGCAATCCAACAGCAATCTATCAACCAACTTCAAGCTGAAGTAGGTGGTGAACAAACTTACCAAGATATGTTGCAATGGGCGGCTAACTCGCTAACGGAGAGTGAACAATCAGCATTTAATTCTACTTTAAATGATGAAGCAAGTGCTAGGTTCGCTATTCAAGGGCTTTATGCTCGTTACAAATCTGCCAATCCTTCGTTGATTGGTGGCGACCGTACTTCAGGAACAGGTGTGTCTTCAGGTTGTTTTACTACCAAATCAGAAATGATGAAGGCTATGGGTTCTAAAGAGTACAAGGTAGATGCTACTTATAGGGCGGATGTCCAACGTAAGGTAGCACTATCTAACTTCTTATAGTAAAACAGAAGTAAGTATAATTGCCTTGAAGCTACCCTTGAGGGGGCAGTGGAGAGATACCCTTTAGAAAACAAAAGTATTACTGTATAAAAAATATTTATAATTTATATAGGATAATAAAATGGCAAATTACACAACGTCAAACCCTGCAGGTTCAACACAGGCAGGTACAGACCTAGCTTTAAAGGTCTTTTCTGGTGAAGTACTTACAGCTTTCGCAGCTCGTAACGTATTCTTACCTACGGTAAACACTCGTACTATTAGTTCGGGTAAGTCAGCACAGTTCCCAGTTATTGGTAACTACGCACAGGGTGATGTAGAAACACATACTCCTGGTACTGACATCACAATCAACAACATCGCTGGTGGTGAGCAGACAATCTCTATCAACTCTCGTCAATACGCTTCAGTATTTGTAGATGAGTTTGAAGAAGCTATGTCTCACTACGA